CTGCTAAGAAAGCATTTGCTCGATGCCTTGGTAAGCGAACCTGCCATTGATCCACCCACGACAACGGAGGTGTAACCTCCGAGCACCCGTGTCTCTGAATGTATAGCGCCCTTTTAACAAGTCCCCCCCCCTTTCAAAAGGAACGTACGATGAACCCGACCCTTAAAGAAAACCTGATCAACATAACCGATCGGATGTACTGCACCCAGCTGATGTGCGACGCCCATCTGTTTTGTACGTACACCAACCTCATGGAAAAGACCCTGGAGGTGATTGCCGCCGAAGATCCTCAACGCATCCACCGGGACGGGGGTGTGGTCTCGATCGGTGAGAGTCTGATCAGCGCTTGGCTAAACATCCAGGTGGTGAGTTTGGAACTGGGGGACGACCCCATTGAGGACACCCCCATAGACCCCGGCGAAGAACTGGACACCCACACGTGGACCGTGGACAACGTGGTGTTGGACATGAAAGACTTTATGGGCGAGTTGATCTCGGGTAACTACAAAGCCAAAGTGATCAAACGAGATTACCTGGATTTGGACACCATTGAAATCGAACCGCCGGACACCGTAGACTTTAAATACGCGCGCACGTACGTGGTTATCTTTTACGCCTCAGTCGGAGGGTGACGCGATGCACAGGGAGGGGTGACCTCTCCCTGTTATTTGTCTTTTTTTTTTGATCAAAGGACATAAACCCCCTCCGGTTTAGGAGGGGGTTTATTGGGTCGCATCAGTTACACTTTGACCAACCGCAGTCAACGCAGGTTGGACAGCCGTCCAGCAGCTTCAGAGTTCCCTCACACGTTCCGCAGGTACCGATTGAACCCAGTGTGCTTTCTTGGGCGGGTTGTTTAGGAGCCGCCGTGGGGTTCGTGATCGTTGGGTGCGTCAGTTCTTTCAAAGGAACTTGCTGTCCGTCAATATCCAAAAACCCACGCTGGTACAAGATTTGCTGAATGGACCAGGCAACCGCGGCGACGACCGAATCGTGGTACATGGGTTTGTTGTGGCGGTTCTTACCGCACCGCACCGGGCCTTTGTCCCAGGCGACCTTTCGCAAGTCTTGGAGCGCTTGGGTGATGTACCCGCCCCGAGCCACCAAGGACAAGTTCCGCATGGTGGCGGTGATCCACTGGTGTTCGCTGGACAATTGCCCTGACGGAATGAAGAACTCGATGGGGCGTTCCGCACTGACATCGGCGCCGTTCACAACCCCGTCCACGGTCAGGAAACTGACCAGCACGTAAATGCGCTTTCGGCCCTCGCTGTCGCTGTACGTGATCTTCTCTGAGACGGCCGCCAATGACCCTTCTGGGCGGCGTTCTATGCGTAAGGTCAGTGGGTCCAAATCAGCCTTCAGTGGCTTCTCAGGGGCTATCGTCGGTTTAGCGTCGTCTTTGATTCGGAACCCTACGATCTTACTGGTAATGTCATTCGCCATGTTAACGTGATCTCTGTTGGTCGGGTATCGGGGGCGGTGTGCCCGCCCCTCGTGCATCAGTACTTGCCGTAAGTTCCTTCTTTGATGGCGTCGTACAGATTGGCCACCACGTGTTCTTCACCATCGTACATGACCCGCTCGTTGCCTTTGTACGACACGCGGGTGCCGTCTTCCAGGTCGAACTCGTACACGGTGTTTTCCAAATCCTCGTCTCGGACCAACACCCCTTGAAACGCTTCGGGGTTAAATCGGAACGTGGTGCACCCTTTCAAACGCTGATCGTAGGCGTAGGTGTAGAGCGTCCGGAACCGGTTGTAATCAAAGTCGGTCGGTACGTTGATGGTTTTGGAGATGGACGAGTCGATCCACTTCTGCGCCGCCGCTTGTATGTCCACGTGCCGCTCTGGGTCGATCGTGTCCGACACCACGCAGTTGGCGGGCAGATCCGAGGGTTGGGCGTTTGGGTTTACAAACGCGCGGTACGCCAGCAGCTCAAACGACGCCACTTCCATTTGGGTCTTGGACTTCTTACCCGCTTTGATGACGTTCCTGAAATACTGGTGCGCAAACGACGGCTCAATGCCGTTAGACGCGTTGTTGCCTAGGGACAAGCTGATCGTGCCGGTGGGGGCAATCGAGGAGTGGTGGGTGAACCGAGCGCCGTGTTGGGCCAGCGATTCGACCAGCTCCGGGTTGATTCCGGCGATGCGTTCCATGTACCGACTGTACTTGGCGTGCAGCACGCGAGCGGGCACCACCGAGCCTTCCACCATCCCATCGAAGGCCAATTTGGGCTGTTGACGCAAATGCTTGGCGGTGATGGTGATGTTCTCAATCAACGCCGGGGCCGGTCCTTTTTCCAAAGACAACGCCAACGCTTCTTCCCAGCCCACCAACGCCAGCTGTTTAGTCACTTCTTCAGTGAACGCTACAGAGTCGGCGTCCCCGTAAGTCAACCCTAGCATGGACACGGTTGATCCCAACCCCAAGTACCCCATGCCGTGACGGCGCTTGGTTTCGATTTCGTGACGCTGCCCCGGCAAGGCCAGGCCGTTGATGTCCACCACGTTGTCCAACATGCGGGTAAAGACACGCACCACCGCCCGATAACGGTCCCAATCAAAGGACGCCGCACCCGTAAACGGGGCGTCGACGAATTTGGTCAGATTGATCGAGCCCAACAAGCACGACCCCTCAGGAGGGAGGGGTTGTTCGCCACAGGGATTACTGGCCTGTATATTTTCACAGTACCAGTTGTTGTTCATCCGGTTGATCTCATCAATCAACAAGAACCCCGGTTCCGCAAAGTTGTAGGTGGACTGCATGATCAAGTCCCACAACTCGAGCGCTGGGATGGTGCGGATGATCTCACACGCCACTTGCCCGGTGGCGTTGGTCACGTAGTCCTCACCCGTCTCAGGCCAATCCCGATACAGAATTTTATCGGCCGACATCGCTTTAAACCGCGCGCGTTTGACGGGAAACGCCAACGGCCAATCGGCGCCGTTTTTAACCGCCGCCATGAAATCGTCGGTGATCAACAGTGACAAGTTAAACTGACGCAGGCGGCCGTCTTCGCGTTTGGCTTGGATGAATTCCACCACGTCGGGGTGACCCACGTCGAACGTGCCCATTTGAGCGCCCCGACGGCCGCCGGCCGACGACACGGTAAAACACATCTTGTCAAAAATGTCCATGAACGCCATGGGACCGTTGGTGTCGGCACCGGCGCCGTACACAAACGCGCCTTTGTGGCGGATGGTGGAAAACGCGTAACCGATACCGCACCCGTGTTTGAGGGTGATCCCGGCGTCGGTGTTGGCTTCCAGAATGCCTTTCATGGAATCGGGGATGGTTTTGGAGACGGTACAGTTGATCAACGACACCGCGCGTTTGTACTCCGACGCGCCGGCGTTGGAGATGATGCGCCCCGCTGGGATGGCGCCGTTTTGCAACGCCCACACAAACGCGTGGTACTGCTCGTGCCGTTTTTCAGGGGTGGTTTCAACTTCGGACAGTGCCTTGGCGACACGGCCGTAGGTGGCTTCGATGCTGTCGTCCACCGGGCTGCCGTCTGACGTGCGCAGCTGGTATTTGGATTCCCAGATGTCGACGGAGGTGGGTTGGAATTCAATTACCCGGGTGTTCTGGTTGTCTGTTACAGCGGCAAGGTTGGTGTCGTTCTTCATGTAATGCAAGCCTTCGCGGTTACGTGCGTTTTGGTTTTGGGTTATAAAGACAGCTCCGACGGGGGTCAGCAGCTGTCTGGTAAACGAATGGTCCAAAGAAGGGATGACCTCAGCTGTGAGGTGCGCTGTATTCTTTAGACTATACCATTGACTATCCTCATTAGATCGGTCCGTTAGGTATAAGTTTGTGGTCGTGCCGGGACACGCTGCGACCCGACCCCCAGCGGTGATCGTGAAGAAACGCCAGGCCCTTTGGGACTAAACGGACAGGCCACCCTTCCTCTTTGTTTGAGATTCCAACTAATTACAAACCTATATAACACAAATGAATCAAGCACTCACACATCAACTCGAATGACCTTTGGAGAACATCTATGTCCGCCATTTTAAATCTGACACAGCACCCCGCCACCGCAGATCAAATCAGCCAAGACGTCATTGACGTGGACGCCGACTGCCGTCAAGAGCTCTCAGAGCTTCTAACGTTTGATGAGTTGCCAAGCGTTCTGCTGATAGAACGCAGAGCTCAAGCCATCGTTGCGATGGCCGTGCTGGCCGGCGTAAAACGCGCCATGATCGGCGGGGCGCCGTTTTTGATGGAGCCGCTGGCGGCGACGTTGCGGGCCAACGGGATAGACCCCGTTTACGCTTTCAGCCGCAGAGAAAGCGTGGAAAAACCCGACGGAAATGGCGGTGTTATCAAAACGGCCCAATTCCGGCACTTGGGTTTTGTTAGTAGCTTACAAATTAAGGGGGACGCAGAATGAGTGAAGTTCATATTGAAAGCGACGTGATCACAGAGTGGCTAGATCAGTACGGGGATGAGTCCCCCACTGTTCTGGCGGTGTACAAAGGAAAGGTGGTGGCTTTGAGCACCAACACCTTTCCAGAGGGAGCCGTCTTTGTCGGTGTCCTCTCCGAGGAGCTTATCGCTCAAGTGGAGGCCCAGTGGAGTCGGGTCCATCCGGACGCCTTTCTGGGGCCGGAGGCCTGAAACAGTGCGGTGTGCGATCAAGCCTAGGGGACTGCGGTTCCCTAGGCTTGCCTCCTTCTTTTATTTTTTGTTGAGTCTTTGGTAATTCACGGGTCCGCGTCATTCTGGGGATCTTCAGATTACCCGGGGTCAAACGTGGGAGTTGAACGGCCTCATGCCGCCATAGCGCGCTTGAGTCGGGGCGTTGTAGCGGTTTATTTTCCGATCCCGTCCGCGGGTTTCCTGGGCCTGTTTGATCATGGCATCGATGCTGTGACCCGTGGTTTCTTGAACGTCCACGCGTTTGGAGATCTGCCTTAGCCGCATTTCCATTTTGGTGATAATCATGGGGTCTTGCGCGTCCTTGAGTTCCTCCATCACCTGGTTGAATTCGTTCATGTACCGGGCCTGCATCGTTTGCCGGTAAAAGTCCTCCGGTGTTTTGGCTTCTTTAACCGTGTCGTTGGCGGAAAACACCTTGGACGCGTCGATGCCGTAATAATCCAGGCGTTTGGCTTTGGTGCAAAACCAATGCGTCAGCAAAAACGCCACCACCATGTCGTCGTGGTTTTCGGAGGTGTGATCAACCCGACCGTTTTTAATGGCCAGCGCCAACAACTCGCCGATCAAGGTTTTGTCGTACACCCGACTGCCCCCTAACCGCATGGCGGATTTCAACGCTTCCCCGTACAAGGCGTCGCGCGAGTTGGCGCCCGCGCCCGAGGTGTTGTACCCGAAATGACGTTTGAACCGATCGTAAAAATACGAGGGCCGGCTGCCCAACGGTCGTTGGATTTCTTGAAAGTCGGTTTTGTGCGCTTCCGGGTCGTCCACGATCCGATTGTAAATGCGCTTAAAGGGGTCGATGCCCGCCATGGACAATTGGATGGTGATGGTGTCCAGCATGGCCACCCCGCTGGACTTGCGCTCTGGGATGAAGGTCAGGTTGGGGTATTTGATGATCAGCTTGGCCAACCAAATGGAAAACCGGGTGATGTTGGTTTCGTTGTACCGTCCCGCCGCCACCACGTCGTGGGTGTACGCGTCCAGAATCACCAGCCCTTTGGCGTCGTTGTCGCCGCCCAACGCGTCGCTGGGGTCCAGCCCCATGATGTACTTACCGTCGGCCATGCGGCTGTCGATCTCAGCTTCGGAGATGTACCAGCGCAGCGTGTAGCTGTCGGGGGTGATTTCCATGTAGCGCACGTCTCGTTCGGAGGCTTTGACCGTGGCTTTTTCTTCAGGGGACAAAGGCGACCCCTCGTTGCCCG